TCATCCAACTAACCGCATTGCCTTTATCCCTCCTTCAATCATACTACCGTGATCTGCAGCCATCACAAAATCAGCCCACCACTGCATCATAGGCCGTCGCTGCTCAAGATAATCACTACGGTTATACGCACGACGAACCTCATTCTTATCCACATGAGCAAGTGCAGCCTCAATAACATCAGGTGGAAATCCCTGCTCATTAAGGGCTGTACTGGCGATAGATCGCAGGCCGTGTGAAACGAGCACCCCACCAAAACCTGCGCGTTTTAGCGATGCGTTTACGGTCTGACTGTTCATCGGCTGGTTTGGCTTGATGCGGCTGGGAAAGATAAATTCTCGATTTCCACTTAACGGCTTCATCATCTCTAGTATCGCAATTGCTTCATCTGACAATGGAACAGTATGGTCGCGGTTCATTTTCATGCGTGCTGCAGGAATCTTCCACTCTCGCGCTTCTATGTCTACCTCTTCCCAGAGAGCTTCAGCCGCTTCGGCAGGGCGGGTAATAGTAAGAAGTTGCCACATGAACAGGCAGCGTGTGGAAAGGCTAATGCTGGCTGTTCGCATCGTCTGCATTAACTGAGGTAGCTGATCCGGTCGAATGCTGGGCATGTTCTTTTTCTGAGGCTTCTCGAAGGCTTTACCGATATTAACGCTGGGAACAGCATCAATCAGCCCTGTGTTCTGGGCATAGATCATGACCTCATTAATACGTTGGCACAGGCGACGAACAGTTTCCAGTGCTCCTCTGGCCTGAACCGGTTGTACGGCCTGAACCAGTGTATGAGCTTTAATATCTGTAACGCTAACGTCGCCAATCGCAGGAAAGACGTCTCTTTCAAGAGAGCGCCAGATATCTTCCGCATAGTCCTCTGTCACACTGGCTTTCTTCACATTCCACCAACGTTCAGCTACGAGTTGGAAAGTGTTGGTTTTGGCTTCCAGCGAACTGCGCAATTGTTCTTGCTGATGTTCCTGCGGATCGATCTGTTTAGCCAGTAGTGAGCGGGACTCTGCACGGTAGTTTCTGGCATCGGCAAGGGTAACTGACGGGTAGGAGCCTATGCTCTTCTTTGCTCGTTTCTTGGTGACAGGGCGAATGTAGCGAAACTGCCAGATTTTACTCCCGCTGGATTTAATGAGTAGCTCAAGGCCATCGCCATCATAGAGAACGTAGTCCGCCTCCTTGGGTTTGGCTGATTCTATTTCTTTAACGGATAGAGGTTTGGTTTGTCTTGCCATTGCCGGGTTTCCATAGTTTTAGGCACCTCAAAAAACAATAAAGCTTTATGAGGTGCCTAACAAGGTGCCTAAAAGGATCGGATTTAATTAGTTTTCTTCGGACTTCGCGGGACAAATTGAGGGCACAAAAAAGCCCGCAGGGCTTGCGCCGTGCGGGCTCTTAGGACTTCATCGGATGACTCTGGTAATCACCGATGGAGAATTTTGGTGGAGCTGGCGGGAGTTGAACCCGCGTCCGAAATTCCTACATACCATTTTTAGTATAGTAAAAACAGCTATTTATATTTAAAAACAATGTGTTAGTGTTTTGTTGTATTTGCTCGTCTTACGCGTTTTTAATGCTCCGTCGCCAAAGTGCCGCCATTACATCAAGTATCTAGAACAAAATGAGTTAATAAATTATAATTAATATGTTGAATATTCTTACATTCATAAGTGGGACGTGATGAAAGAAAAAAAATTCGTTAGTGAGCTTTTCCTTGAAAATGGGCAGTTTATTTTAGTCGGTTTGACAGGTCGAACTGGTTCTGGTTGCACAACAACAGCTAATATTCTTGAAAACGAAAAAACAGTCTTCCCTGATGTAAGTAAATTACAGGGTTTTTACAAGGGATTGGATGTCCATCGTTATAATATAGTTAAAAAATTCGCAGAAAATCACTGGGAAAATTTTTACTCAATTAAGGTGAGTGACCTAATCTCAGCGTATCTTTTGATGTTAACAGTTGAAGAAGCTTCTGAGTTTATTCTATCATCTAATAAATCTATCAGTAAAGAGCATTTAGATAATGTATTAACTTTTGGTGTATTTTCAGATAATCTCATTTTAACAAGATTTAAAAATGTAATTGAGAATTTGCTTGATCATAATAGTGAATTGAAGCTTAATGAAAAAACGATTAATAAATTTATATCAATTTTGAGGTTAGTTAGAAAATTTACTAAGGAATTCAAAGCTGAACTAAATGCGATAAACTCAAATTTATATGTTTCAGTCTATCAGTTAGCAGGTAAGTCAATTAGACGCCGTGGGCGTATTGAAGTCGATTTTGAAGATAAAGAGTTTATACCTAAATCTGTTTTTCATTTGCCGGAAACTATTAATAGGGTTATTAAATTAATAAGAAAAAGCAAAAGAGATAACGCATTAATTGTCATAGATGCTATTAGAAATCCATATGAAGCAAAATTTTTTAAGGATAGATATTCTGCATTTCATTTAATGTCAATAAATGCCCCAGATGAACATCGAACAAACTATTTGCGGAAACTACATAAGTTTTCTGAAAAGCAGATAGAGGAAATAGATTCTGTAGAGTCAGGTAAAGGTGATAACTCTTACAAACATCTCACTAATCCAAATGTAACTAAATGCATTGAACTATCAGATATACACATTTTTAACCCAAAAAATGAATTTGATAATGACAATATTTTAAAAGCACAATTAGCGTGGTACATCGCACTGATGAAGCATCCTGGTCTGATAACACCTACTGCAATGGAAAGGGTTATGCAAGTTGCGTATACGGTAAAATTAAACTCTGGTTGTATATCTAGACAGGTGGGAGCTGTAGTAACTGATGGTGAAAATTCAATAAAATCAGTGGGTTGGAATGATGTCGCCAACGGTCAGATTCCTTGCTCTATGAGATCGCTAGATGGCCTAATGAACGACTTTGATGAAAAAGTGTACAGTCATTATGAGAGAAATAATAGTTCTTTCAGAATTAAAGCTAATGAGAAACTATTAAATTTTAGGGCGATAGATAAAACTGGTGATATTTATAGAGGCAGGAACTTATCTTATTGTTTTAAAGATATACATAATGATCTTGATAAAGATAAAAAAGGTAATCAAGTTCATACACGTGCATTACATGCTGAGGAAAACGCATTTTTACAACTTGCAAAATATGGTGGCATTGGCGTTCAGGGGGGGAGGTTATATACAACTGCCAGTCCCTGTGAGCTGTGTGCGAAAAAAGCTTATCAGTTAGGTATATCTGAAATTGTATTTATTGATCCCTACCCAGGTATAGCTCAAGACCATATTATTAATATAGGTAACAAGCCACCAAAGTTAATACAATTCAGAGGCGCAATTGGGAAGTCATATCACCGACTTTATGAGCAAGTTATCCCGATAAAAGATGAGTTAGAATATCTTCTTGAGTAGAAATATTATACTCATCTTTCCTGAGGGCAACTTCAAGATGATCAATAAATATTGATCATCTTGATAGTTAATTGCAGAGTCAAACTAGTAGTCAGACTGAAGCTTTGATAAAAAATGTTTTTGTTTTTTTTCATTTTCTAATGACTGGTTTTTATTGGTTTATTTTTAATGTTGCATTGCAATGCTTTTCTACTTTTTTAAATATGGCATCTTTTATGTTTTTATACAACAAAGATGAGGGCTTACAGGTTTTTTGTGATATGAAATTATCTTATTCTATAAATAAAATCTAATCTCAGTCTGAAGAGTTAAATAAGAATGGATAACCTGCTGAATATTATATTTGTAAATAATTTGAGTTTATTTTCATAAGTTACTCTATCTTAAGTTGCATAAAGGGTTTTTAGTAACTGCATCTTCAAGATGATCCGGCGAAAAGTGGGCGTAAATCATCGTCATTTTTATATCGGCATGGCCCAGAATATCGCGTAGGACCAGTATGTTTCCGCCATTCATCATAAAATGACTGGCGAATGTATGACGTAGCACGTGAGTGCATTGGCCCTCTGGCAGCTCGATGCCAGCTCGCTTTACTGCCCGTTCAAAGGCTTTTCTGCACGGGGTGAATAGCTTCCCTCTGTTCTTGGGGAGTTCGTCATACAGATCTTGAGATATCGGCACGGTGCGGTTTTTCTTGCCCTTCGTCTTGGTATAAGTGATGCGGTATTTAGATAACTGATGGCCCTGCAGGTTTTCGGCTTCACTCCAGCGTGCGCCGGTGGCCAGGCATATTTTTGCAATCAAAAGCAGACTGGGGTTTTGAGAATCAGCGCAGGCATCTAGCAGACGTTTAATTTCTTCCGAGGTCAGGAACGCCAGTTCCCCCTCAGCGATTTTAAATGTTGGCAGCCCGGCGAGAGGATTTGGTGCTGACCAGTGGCCTAGTTTTTTCAATGTGCCGAAAACCGATGATAGGTTACGTTGCTCAAGATTCACCGTGCGTGGTTTTACTGGCGACATTAGTGTGCCGTCTTCGTTACGAACGTCGCCTTTTAACCGTGCTTCGCGGTATTTTGTAAAGTCACCGGCTGTCAGTTCTGAGGCGATGGGGTCGCCTAGACCATTACAGATAATTCTAAGTTTCGCCATGAGGCGCTTGGGGTCTGCGAGTGTCTGGCCATACAGGGAATACCAAAGCTCAATTAATTCTGATAGGCGTCGCCGATCATCCTTTTCACCTAGCCACGGTTTTTTATTCACTTCTTCCATTGTGAAGCTTTCAAAAGCAATGGCTTCTCCTTTCGTAGCAAATTGCTTACGCACGCGCTTGCCATTGCGTCCATTGGGATAGCACTCACACAACCATTTGCCGTTTGGCTGTTTTCTGACAGTCATGTTTAGATACTCTTTATTACTTTGACTGCACGCCCAATAACTTCCACATCATCAGCAGAGCACTCGAAAGACGCTTCATCTTGATTTACTACAATCTTATTGCCGGGAATCCGCATAATTTTTGCAATAATAATCATTCCATCAATATTGATAAGCCAGAATCCATTGCTGACTTGTTTAACTGATTTATCGATGAGATAACAATCAGTAGGGGTTTCTAAGAACATCGATTCTTCATAATTTGCAGGTAATATGCTGTGGTCTAGGAAAATCTCTTCATCAATACTGAGTTGTCCATTCTCCAAGGTTCCTTTAGGAATAGATGGAGTTATGAGTTTAGATAACGGTTTAATTGCTTGTTTGTTCTCATTATGAGATCTTTTTTCAGTCTCAGATCCTGCTTTCATGCTTCCCTGTCCTGTAGCTAACCAAAGCAACGAAACACCGGTTTCTAGTGCGCACTGAATTATCCAGTCAGCAGGAAAGCTGTCACGTAACACTCTGTTTGCCATAGTGCTTTTTGAGACATTCAGGTGCTCACTTAATGCCTGCTTAGTTGTGAATCCATAAGCCGCAAGCAGCCTCTCAATAGCTGCTTTACCTCCCGTATCGGAACCCATTCTGATGTTTAACATTGGTAATCTCCATTTGACAATCTTGAATCAAGATCGTAATGTTTTCTTGTCTCTTGATGTGAGAGTTTAAGAGACGGGCTAAAACGAACTAACACGCACACAAAGTAAGAGATACTGCACTATGAGTACTGATATTTCAATTCGTGTACCAAAAGAGATGGCAACACCTGCAGAGTTCGCAGAGTGGGAGGGCATTTCCCGCGGCTCTGTTTACCAAAAAATTCACCATGGTCAACTTGCTAAGTACATGGTCAAGAAAGAAAAAAACAAAGGCCGCGTAAGTCTGCGTTATCTGATGTACAAAACTGATCAGGTCCGTGAATCCCTCGGACATTCCAACTTCCGCGTCATTGTTGGTAAGTAAGTTCAATTATGAGAACTTTCTAAGGGGGTAGCATGTTTGATTATAAGATTTCCAAACACCCGCATTTTGATGAAGCCTGTAGAGCTTTTGCACTTCGTCACAATATGGCGAAGCTGGCAGAACGTGCAGGAATGAATGTCCAGACTCTGCGAAACAAACTCAACCCAGATCAACCGCATCAGCTCAATGCGCCAGATATCTGGCTACTTACCGATCTGACGGAAGATTCAACGCTGGTAGACGGTTTTCTGGCACAGATTCACTGCCTGCCATGTGTACCGATTAATGAGGTGGCAAAAGAGAAACTGCCGCATTACGTCATGAGTGCAACTGCAGAGATAGGGCGTGTCGCGGCAGGTGCGGTTTCTGGCGATGTAAAAACCAGTGTAGGCCGTCGTGATGCGATCAGCAGCATTAACTCTGTTACACGACTGATGGCGCTGGCTGCTGTTTCATTGCAGGCCCGTTTACAGGCTAATCCTGCGATGGCGAGTGCAGTTGATACCGTGACTGGCCTCGGTGCTTCATTCGGTTTGCTGTGAGGTGCTTATGCTGACGAAAGAACCATCATTTGCATCGCTGCTGGTAAAACAAAGTCCGGCAATGCACTACGGTCACGGCTGGATCATGGGTGAGGATGGTAAACGCTGGCATCCGTGCCGTTCGCAAGATGAATTGCTGGCAGAACTATCAACGAAAAAACGGGGGAACCAATGGCTATTGAAGGCGCTGCGGCGACTGTTCCATTAAGACCCGGTGAACGCCTGAATGGACTTAATCATATTGCGGAGTTAAGGGCGAAAGTTTTTGGCCTGAATATTGAGTCAGAGCTGGAGCGGTTTATTAAAGATATGCGTGATCCACGGGATATCAATAATGAACAAAATAAACGGGCACTGGCTGCTATATTCTTTATGGCAAAAATTCCAGCTGAACGTCATAGCATCAGCATTAATGAGCTGACCACTGACGAAAAGCGGGAGCTGATTAAAGCAATGAATCATTTTCGTGCAGTGGTGAGCTTATTTCCCAGACGGCTAACCATGCCGAATTAACCAACTAATGAAATTCATGGCGTAAACCCGCCGGGTATCCCTTTAGCTAAATTCAGGAGAATTGATTATGCGTAATATTGAAACCCTCACGACTAAAACCGGACCGGATGATGCAGGGCTTAATATTTTACTGACAGAGGCTCGTCTGGAAGAACGCCGGGCAAGAGCTGAAGCAATGGCAGCTCGCCTTGATAGCCTTGCGTGCCATATCACATCCCGCCAGCTAAACCACGTTGAAGCGGCTGAACTGCTGCGTGTGGCAGCTGAAGCAATCCAGAACGAAGCGCAGGAGATCCACTAATGGCTGATGCAATGGATCTCGTACAGCAGCGCGTTGAAGAAGAACGCCAGCGCCATATCCGTTCTGCCCGTGCCAAAACGCCGGGCGTGTCCCGCGTGCTTTGCATTGAGTGTGAAGCGCCAATTCCGCCAGCACGCCGCCGCGCCATTCCGGGTGTGCAGCTTTGCATTACCTGTCAGGAAATCGCAGAGCTGAAAGGCAAACATTACAACGGAGGTGCTGTATGAGCACCATCCTGAAATGGGCGGGAAATAAAACCGCCATTATGTCCGAACTGAAAAAGCATCTTCCTGCTGGCCCGCGACTGGTTGAACCTTTCGCGGGTTCCTGTGCTGTGATGATGGAGACGGAGTACCCCAGCTATCTTGTTGCGGATATTAATCCTGATTTAATCAACCTCTATAAAAAGGTTGCTGCTGATTGTGAATCGTTTATATCTCGCGCCAGAGCTTTATTTGAGGAAGCAAACAGGGAGGTGGCTTATTACAACATAAGGCAGGAGTTTAATTACTCAACTGAAATTACTGATTTCATGAAAGCGGTATATTTCCTGTATCTCAATCGTCACGGTTACCGTGGTTTATGTCGCTATAACAAGAGCGGGCATTTCAACATTCCCTACGGTAATTATAAAAATCCGTATTTCCCTGAAAAAGAAATTCGCGCATTTGCAGAAAAAGCCCAGCGAGCAACGTTTATCTGCGCCAGCTTTGATGAAACGCTGGCGATGTTGAAGGCGGGGGATGTGGTGTATTGCGATCCGCCGTATGACGGTACGTTTTCCGGCTATCACACTGATGGTTTCACTGAAGATGACCAGTATCACCTGGCATCCGTTCTTGAACATCGGTTATCAGAAGGACATCCGGTCATTGTTTCTAACAGTGACACATCCCTGATCCGTTCGTTGTATCGCAATTTCACCCACCACTACATCAAAGCAAAACGCAGCATCGGTGTGGCAGCTGGCGAGGGTAAATCAGCAACAGAAATCATTGCTGTTTCCGGGCCGCGCTGCTGGGTGGGATTTGATTATTCGCGTGGCGTGGACAGTTCTGCCGTGTACGGAGTACGTGCATGAGTCATGCCGATATGAACAACTGCTGCGGCTTTAACGAGGCTGCCGCAGCATTCTCATGGAACAGCCCGAAAAAGGCCATTAACCCTTATCTGGACCCGGCGGAAGTTGCGCCGGTTTCTGCGCTTTCAAACCTGATCACTCTGTACGCTGCCGATAACGAGCAGGAACAACTGCGCCGCGAGGCACTGAGTGATCAGGTCTGGGAGCGTTATTTCTTTAATGAATCCCGTGATCCTGTCCAGCGCGAAATGGAGCAGGATAAGCTAATTAGCCGGGCAAAGCTGGCGCATGAGCAGCAGCGTTTTAATCCGGATATGGTCATTCTGGCGGATGTCAACGCCCAGCCTTCCCATATCAGCAAGCCGCTGATGCAACGTATTAAATACTTCAGCAACCTGGGCAGGCCAAAGGCTTATTCCCGCTATTTGCGTGAGACGATTAAGCCATGCCTGGAACGACTGGAGCATGTACGCGACAGCCAGCTATCTGCATCTTTTCGTTTTATGGCAAGCCATGAAGGGCTGGACGGTCTGCTGATCCTGCCTGAAATGAGTCAGGATCAGGTGAAACGCCTGTCCACCCTTGTCGCTGCGCATATGAGCATGTGTCTTGATGCCGCTTGTGGTGATTTGTACGCCTCCGATGATGTTAAGCCGGAAGAAATCCGCAAGACATGGGAAAAGGTGGCAGCAGAAACCCTGCGACTGGATGTCATACCGCCTGCGTTTGAGCAACTCCGCCGGAAAAGAAACCGCCGCAAACCTGTGCCCTATGAACTCATTCCGGGTTCGCTGGCGCGTATGCTGTGCGCCGACTGGTGGTATCGGAAATTATGGAAGATGCGTTGCGAATGGCGGGAAGAGCAGTTGCGTGCTGTCTGTCTGGTCAGCAAAAAAGCATCTCCCTATGTCAGCTATGAAGCCGTGATGCATAAACGTGAGCAGCGCCGTAAGTCTCTGGAGTTTTTCCGTTCTCATGAACTGGTGAACGAAGACGGCGACATGCTGGACATGGAGGATGTGGTAAACGCCAGCAGCAGCAACCCGGCGCATCGCCGCAATGAGATGATGGCCTGCGTTAAAGGTCTGGAGCTTATCGCGGAAATGCGTGGTGACTGCGCCGTTTTCTACACCATCACCTGTCCGTCACGTTTCCATTCCACGCTAAATAACGGCAGGCCAAACCCGACCTGGACCAACGCGACAGTAAGACAAAGCAGCGATTATCTGGTCGGCATGTTTGCTGCATTTCGTAAGGCTATGCACAAAGCCGGATTGCGCTGGTATGGCGTGCGGGTGGCTGAGCCGCATCATGACGGTACAGTTCACTGGCACCTGTTGTGTTTTATGCGCAAAAAAGATCGCCGCGCCATTACTGCTTTGTTGCGTAAGTTTGCCATTCGTGAAGACCGCGAGGAGCTGGGGAATAACACGGGACCACGCTTTAAGTCTGAGTTGATTAACCCGCGCAAAGGAACGCCGACAAGCTACATCGCGAAATATATCAGCAAGAACATTGACGGGCGTGGTCTGGCTGGCGAGATCAGCAAGGAAACGGGTAAATCTCTGCGTGATAATGCTGAATACGTGAATGCCTGGGCGTCTTTGCATCGTGTTCAGCAATTCCGCTTCTTTGGCATTCCGGGGCGTCAGGCTTACCGTGAACTGCGATTGCTGGCTGGTCAGGCGGCAAGGCAGCAGGGTGACAAAAAAGCAGGTGTGCCGGTACTGGATAACCCGCGCCTTGATGCCATTCTGGCTGCTGCTGATGCTGGTTGTTTTGCCACCTATATCATGAAGCAGGGAGGTGTACTGGTTCCCCGTAAATATCACCTCATCAGAACTGCTTATGAAATTAACGAAGAGCCGACCGCCTATGGCGATCATGGTATTCGTATTTATGGCATCTGGTCACCCATTGCAGAGGGCAAGATCTGCACTCATGCAGTGAAGTGGAAAATGGTTCGTAAAGCCGTTGACGTTCAGGAGGCGGCAGCCGACCAGGGCGCTTGCGCCCCTTGGACTCGTGGCAATAACTGTCCCCTTGCTGAAAATTTGAACCAACAAGGGAAAGACAAATCAGCTGATGGGGATACCAGGACGGACATTACCCGCATGGATGACAAGGAGTTGCATGATTACCTGCACAGTATGAGCAAAAAAGAGCGCCGGGAACTGGCTGCAAGGTTACGCCTGGTGAAACCGAAACGGCGTAAAGACTACAAACAGCGAATTACAGACCATCAGCGACAGCAGCTCGTCTATGAACTGAAGTCCAGAGGATTTGATGGCAGCGAGAAAGAGGTCGATTTACTCCTTCGCGGCGGCAGTATTCCGTCAGGAGCAGGCCTGCGTATCTTCTATCGGAACCAGCGTTTGCAGGAAGATGATAAGTGGCGAAACCTGTATTAATTACGCGGGTTAACAATTCGTGCTCTTAATAATACCAGGCATATCAGGCTGATGAACGTAAAAAAACGTTTTACATCAGTAAGATTATTATATACTGTAAATATAAACAGTGGTTATACATACAGTATTGCTTGTGGTGTCATAGGAGGAAAGATGCAGGACTATTTTTTGGAGTCTTTGAAGCTCCAGCGCATTGATTTTTTTCTTAAACTTGTAGCGGCTAGTGAGTGTAGTGATGAAGAGAAGGGGCTGGCTTTGCAGTGGGTTTCTGAACTGACAGATGAACTCATGGCAAAAATCAGAACCCACGAATACAACCGCTCAATGGATGTCATCAGCTGAGGTGACTTTTATGCGCATTGAAATAATGATCGATAAAGAGCAGAAGATTAGCCAGTCTACCCTGGACGCCCTTGAATCCGAGCTTTACCGCAATCTGCGCCCCCTATATCCAAAAACGGTAATTCGCATCCGCAAAGGTAGCTCTAACGGTGTGGAACTGACCGGACTGCAACTGGACGAAGAAAGGAAGCAAGTGATGAAAATTATGCAGAAGGTGTGGGAAGACGACAGCTGGCTGCATTAAGAAACGTTGCTGGCGTCTGAACTTGCTTCTGGCGTCAGCAAGGTTGAACAACGAGCTGTGCGAGGCGTTAGTTGATATAGTATCAATATATAAAAGGTTTCTCGAAGTTTTAAGGTAAGGTTATGACAACTATTAACAAGCATGGGTTATCTAGAACAATTCCTGAACCTGTAAAACTGGAGGTAAGGCAGCGCTGTGGCTTCGGTTGCGTTGTTTGTGCTTCTCCCATTGTTGAGTATGAGCATGTAATTCCCACATACGCTGATGCAAAGGAGCACTCTCCAAATGCAATAGCACTACTTTGTCCTACGTGCCATGCGAAAGTAACGAAACGTCTTTACTCTAAAGAGAAAATAATTAAAGCAATGGAATCTCCTGCAGCCTTACAAAAAGGGAATGTGGCCGATATATTGGACTTTTCTGATAGGCATCCAACAATAATATTTGGTGGTGCGACGTTTGAATCCTGTACTGTACCAATAATGTTTCAAAATGAGCCATTGTTAACCATTGAAAAAGAAAATAATGCTTTTCTTATTTCGGGTAAATTTTACGATAGTCAAGGTATTGTTAATCTTGAATTAATTAAGAATGAGTGGGTTTGTAGTGCAAGGCATTGGGATGTTCAGGTTGTCGGTCCTAGAATAACTATTATAGAAAAAAGGAAAGGTCCTCGTTTAATTATTAAAGTTGATGCGCCTGAAAGATTGATTGTGGAAAGATTAGATATGTTGGTTAAGGGGACTCGGATTGTAGGAGACGAACACAAGCTAAGAGTAGGTCCACATCAATTTCACAACTGTGGAGTTTCAAATTGCAATATTGGTTTCTGCTTTGGCTAACTGGAGGTTGGAAAAAGACCATTTCCTATAAGCTGAGTATTTCGTACATTTTTGCCAACGCATGTCTATGCCGCATGAAATCGCATGATCGTTTGAGGATCGTTTTTGCTGATGCCCGCCAGAGCTGGCGGGCTTTTGCTTATGTCATGCAGGTGCATGAAAACCACTACACAAAGCGGGCAGGCGTGGCGGGGATACGAGCGCGCGCTCATGGTTGAATTAATGAAATTATGGTGTTAAATAGGCTAGCTTTTTAAGTCGTGAATATTCAATTTTTCAACTCATTTTTTTCATAGGGAGGAGTAATTGACATGGTTATGTTAGTGGATGACTGTCCACGATGTGGATCACAAAAAATAGCGTTTGATGTTAATGGGCTGAATTGCACTAGGGTTTACAATGCATTGGGCGGGGGTAAAACATACGAATACGAGGTCTATTGTGTTTGCCGAGAGTGTCATAAAACGACAATGTTTCTTTGCAGACCTTTAACGAAAAATAAAACTTTAGATGGCTATAATTGGGAAAGTGGAATATTCGGCTTAAAGGAAGTTGCAGAGGTTGTTAGGCCTATATCACCGGCAGACTTAGCAGTAGAGGAGCCACCAGAGTTCTTACCTGAGCATATCAATAGTGCATATGAGGAAGGGGCGAAATGTTTGGCTATAGGTTGTTATAATGCAGCAGCAACCATGTTTAGGCTTTGCCTTGATTATGCCACAAAAGGACTTCTTCCTGATGGGGAGCAAGGGCCTGCGCAAAAAATAAGGAGAAGCCTAGGGTTAAGAATGGAGTGGTTATTTGATAATCATCTACTGCCTGAAGCTTTAAGGGAACTAGCTGAATGCGTTAAAGATGACGGAAATGATGGAGCGCATGAAGGTATTTTGGATAAAGCTGCTGCTGAGGATCTTGAAGATTTTACCTATCTTTTTTTAGAACGGCTTTACACTGAACCTCAACGCCTTATCGAAGCCAAGACAAGGCGTGAACAAAGAAGAAACAAATAAGTTCGGAATTATTCTTCTGAAAGAATATAGGGCGTAAATTTAATCACTTCTTCGCCCAGCCAGTCGTTCAGCTCTTGTAGCCTTTTTTGCAAGGGCGTTAATTCATTACGTACAAATACGCGACTGGCCTTCTCCACATCCCCAAACCCCCCGACATTATTAGGCATTATCCCCATCATTTGTGGCGGCACACGATGCGCCGCCATCATGTCGTCCCGGCTCACGTTCTTGATATTCAGGAACTCATCCTTCGCCGCCACTTCTGACAACGGGATAATCTGAAGCCCGTCCTTTTTACCGTTAGGCGAGTACATAAACAGGTTACGGAAGTTACCAGGACCTTTGGCGCTTTTCATCGCATTGCGGAGGTTGTTCACATCCTCCTGGTTCTGCGCTGCATCGGTCATGTACATGATGAAGCCTGCATGACTGCCGTTAATGTAATACTTGCGGCGGAACAGCGTGGCGGACTCGTTGAGCAGAGCTGACGGAATGGCAGAAAGATAACCAGGCAGGCCGTAGATCTCCTGGTTGATGTCCGGTTCCATCAGATGAAAAATGTTGCCTTTCGTGAACTGATACGGCTGCGTAGTCATGCCGTATTGCACAAACCAGTAGGTATCCAGGTCTAACCCGCGTCGGGTGTATTTTGCCAGTGCAGGCTCAAGGGCGATAACTTCACCGAAGCGGTTCGTGCGTTTCTCCAGGTAGGCGTTACCAAAAACCAGATAGTCCTGTACAAAACGCGAAAAAGCCTGCTGGCTGAGCAGCGGGTGAGGGATGTAGGTGCTGGTCAGAATGTTGCACTTCACTGCAATCGGTGAGCTGTGATGCACGGCGGCGCGGAAGGTTCGCGCCAGTCCGTCGAAACTCACAGGCGGCTCGTACCAACGATCCATCTGTACGCATTCCACATAGTCCAGCAGTTCGCGGCGGTCCAGAACAGGAACGGGATCACCGAAGCTGAATGCTTCGGCTGAAGTCTGGCTTTTATGCTGGATCTGTTTCGTCGACGCAGCGCGGTTCTTCTTACTCTTTCCCATCAAAAAATCTCCACAATATTGCTGGTATTGGCGGACTCGCCCTGCAGCGGTTCGTTAAACAGTGCGTGCATTGTTGCCCAGGCCAGATCGGCATGGCTGGCTTCTTCGCTGCGGCTGGCTTCATAGGTCGGGCGGTTGCCACTGGCAGTGGTAGCGCGACGGATTGCCATAAATGACTGCGCAATGTCGGTGTGCCCGGCGTCAAACTCCAGACGGCGGTGGCTGATAATGTCGTAGGCCTTGAGTACCAGGGCGTTTTTAACGTTGGGGTTATAGACAAACTCCCTGACGGCAGGAAAAAACGCTTTCACGTTCTCGTAAACCCCGTGACCGACGCCGGTCGAGTCGATACCGATATAGGTCACGTTATACTGTTCGGTCAGTTTTTTGATGGCGTCAGCCTGGGCGCGGAAGTCCATCCCGCGCCACTGGTGACGCTCAAGAATGCGGAACTTACCACCCGGCACGGCTGGCGGAGCCACCACCACGCATCCGGCACTGTCGCCGTTCTGCGTACCTTTTGCCGGGTCATAACCGATCCACACTTCGCGCCAGCCAAACGGGCGCAGGGCCAGTGCATGAAAGTCGGTCCAGACTTCCCAGCTGTCCACCATGCACGCCTGCAGTTCGCTGAGCGGGAACACGGACGCGAGATCGTCCACGAACTCGCACATCAGCAGGTTCTGGTATTCGTCCGGGCTGTACTCCATGCGCAGCTGGTCGAGGTCGAACAGGTTACAGCCGCCGCGCACCGCATCTTCCACGGTGACTATCTGGCGGTATTGCCCGTCTGCGCACAGTAGGCCGGGGGCCAGATTGCTGTGGGACAGGTCGATGTCCACCTTGTCAGCTTTGTTGCGTCCACGGTTGAACAGCGCACCGGACCAGAACGGATAAGCACTGTGGGTCAGGCTGGATGGCGTGGAAAAATAGGTTTGTCGCCATTTCTTGTGAATAGCCATACCGGAAGCCACTTTGCGCAACTCCTGGAATTTCGGTATCCAGAAATATTCATCCAGATACAGGTTGCCGTGGTAACTCTGCGCCGTGCGGGCATTGGTGCCGAGGAAGTAAAGCGTGGCCCCGTTAGGAAGCACCATCGGATCGCCTTTCAGCTCCACCTCGACTTCTTTGGCGAAGTCGATGATGTACTGCTTAAAGACGTGAGCCTGTGCCTTACTGGCAGAAAGGAAAATCTGGTTACGTCCGGTAAGCAGGGCGTCAATCAGGGCTTCACGGGCAAAGTAAAAGGTCGCGCCGATCTGGCGTGACTTCAGCAGGTTGCGGATGCGGTTGGTTTTTCCGGCTTCCCACCAGTGGCGCTGGTAGTTGAACATGGAGGAATGGAAGATTTCTTCCAGTTTCTCTATCTGTTCATCGGTGAAAACATTCTTTTCCGGCTGACGGCGCGGGCCTTTGTTGCGGTTGGCGACGTTAGGGTTTAAGTCGGCTTCGTTGCCGCCATTGTTAAACTTGCCGATCCGCGCGTGGCGCTCCGACTGGCGCGCCAGCAGGTCAATTTCTTTGAAATCTTTCCCTTCTTTGTGCTCCTTCATAATGAGCTGGCAGTAACGTGCGGCGGTGGTGAGCTGCATCTGATCCAGCGGCCCATAGTCACCCCACTTGTCGCGTTTCTTCCAGCTGTGAACGGTTGCAACTTTCTCGCCCAGCATTTCAGCAATGCGGGCTACGCGGTATCCCTGAAAGTACAGCAGCATGGCCTGCCGACGGGGATCGAGATCTGCGGGTGTCAGTGTGGTGTTCATGGCACAAACCTACAGCCTTGAATGAAGGCTTTCCCCGCCTGCGGTTTGTGTGGTTGTCGGTACAAATACCGCGCATTGTTTCACTGCCCCCATCACCGCAACCATAAGGCTCCAGTAAGTTATTTCTAACGGAGCACGGCTCATGACAGTGAAAGCAAAGCGTTTTCGCATCGGGGTGGAAGGTGCCACCACCGACGGACGCGAAATCCAGCGTGAATGGCTGGAACAGATGGCAGCCAGCTACAACCCGGCGGTGTATACCGCGCTGATTAACCTTGAGCACATCAAGTCTTATCTCCCGGACAGCACCTTTAACCGTTACGGCAAGGTGACGGCGCTGTTTGCTGAAGAAATCACGGAAGGCCGCTGGCAGGCAAGATGGCGCTGTATGCCGACGTTGAGCCAACGGAGTCCCTGGTGGAATTGGTGAAAAAAGGCCAGAAATTATTCACCTCTATGGAAGTCAGCCCGAAGTTCGCTGATACGGGCAAAGCCTACCTGGTCGGCCTGGCTGCCACTGATGACCCTGCCAGTTTGGGTACGGAAATGCTGACATTCAGCGCCAGTGCAGCCCATAACCCGCTGGCAAACCGCAAGCAGAATCCCGCCAATCTCTTTACCGCCGCAGAGGAAACGGTGATCGAACTGGAAGAAATCCAGGAGGACAAACCGTCCCTGTTTGCCCGTGTCACGGCGCTGTTTACCAAAAAAGAGCAGTCCGACGATGCCCGGTTCTCTGATGTGCATAAGGCCGTGGAGCTGGTCGCCACTGAGCAGCAAAACCTGAGCGCACGCACCGAAAAATCCCTGTCTGAGCAGGAAGAACGTCTGTCTGAGCTGGAGACTGCCCTGCAGGCACAGCAGACCGCCTTTAACGAACTGGTGAATAAGCTGAGTCATGAAGACAGCCGCCAGGACTACCGCCAGCGTGCAACAGGCGGTAACGCCCCCGCTGACACTCTGACCAATTGCTGATGGAGCACAAAACCCGATGAAGAAGAATACCCGCTTTGCTTTTAACGCTTACCTGCAGCAGCTGGCGCGCCTGAACGGTGTGGCAGTTGAAGAACTGTCCAGCAAGTTCACCGTAGAGCCGTCCGTGCAGCAGACGCTGGAAGACCAGATCCAGCAGTCCGCCTCTTTCCTGACGCTGATTAACGTCACGCCAGTGACTGAGCAGTCTGGTCAGTTGCTGGGGCTGGGTGTTGGCAGCACCATTGCCGGAACCACTGATACCACCGCGAAAGAGCGAGAACCTGTCGATCCGACGCTGATGGTCGATGTGGAATACAAATGCGAACAGACTAACTTTGACACGGTGCTGACCTACGCGAAGCTGGACCTGTGGGCGAAGTTTCAGGATTTCCAGGTGCGTATCCGTAACGCCATCGTGAAACGTCAGGCTCTGGACCGCATCATGATCGGCTTTAACGGCGTGAAGCGTGCGAAAACCTCCAACCGTAGCGAAAACCCGCTGCTGCAGGATGTGAACAAAGGCTGGCTGCAGAAAATCCGTGAGGATGCACCGGATCACGTCATGGGCAGCACCACCACGGGCGGTGAAACCACACCGGGCGCGGTGAAAGTCGGGAAAGGTGGCGAATATGCCAACCTGGACGCCGTAGTGATGGATGCCGTCAATGAGCTTATCGATGTGGTCTACCAGGACGATGACGATCTGGTGGTGATTTGCGGTCGTGAACTGCTGTCTGACAAGTATTTCCCGCTGGTCAACAAAGAGCAGGAAAACAGTGAAAAACTGGCTGCCGATATGATCATCAGTCAGAAACGCATGGGTGGCCTGCAGGCGGTGCGTGCGCCGTTCTTCCCGCCGAATGCGCTGCTGATCACCCGTCTGGATAACCTGTCCATCTACTGGCAGGAAGATACCCGCCGCCGTTCAGTTATCGACAACCCGAAACGTGACCGGATTGAAAATTTTGAATCCGTTAACGAAGCCTATGTGGTTGAGGACTATCGCTGCGCTGCACTGGTGGAAAACATCCAGATTGGTGACTTCAGCGCCGCCGCAGCAGAAACCGGAGCGTAATTCATGAGCCTGAGTCCCGCACGGCAGCATCGCCTGCGCGTTCAGGCTGAACAGGCCGCTCGCGAGGGTGGCAGTGTTCGCCACGCGTCGGGCTATGACCTGATGCTGCTGCAACTGGCGGAAGACCGCCGCCGTCTCAAGGGCGTTCAGTCCACGGTCAAAAAAGCGGAAATCAAGGTGGAGCTGCTGCCGAAATATGCCGCCTGGGCGGAGGGCGTTCTGGCTGCCGGAGGCGCTCAACAGGATGACGTGCTGATGTACGTGATGCTGTGGCGCATTGATGCCGGAGATTATGCAGGGGCGCTGGAGATCGGGCGTCATGCCCTGCGTCATGGCTGGGTGATGCCGCTGGGTAACCGCAACGTGCAGACCGTGCTGGCAGAGGAAATGGCAGACGCGGCGCAGAGCGCAATGCTTGCCGCCACCGGCTTTGATGCCGATCTGTTGCTGCAGACGCTGGAGCTGACAGACGGTCTGGATATGCCGGACCAGTCACGGGCGCGTCTGCATAAAGCGATTGGCGCTGTCCTGAGTGAAAGCAACCCGGCTTCCGCCCTTAATCATCTCAACCATGCGTTACAGCTCGATCCTCGCTGTGGCGTGAAAAAAGACAAACAGCAGCTGGAGCGCAGACTGCGCAATGACAGCCGCTGACAGAACGTGCCCCCGCGCACGGGCGGCACGGGGTGGCGAAAGGCACTGCCACATCAAAACCCCGTCCACCGCCCTCTATTTCAGGAGAAAGCAGCATGAAGTTTGTTGCGCCAGAACAGGCACCGGAACAGGCGGAAATCATCAGGAATACGCCGTTCTGGCCTGATGTGGACCTGTCGGAGTTTCGCAGCGTCATGCGCACTGACGGTACGGTGACGCAGCCGCGTTTAAAGCAGGTTGCGCTGTCGGCAATTTCGGAGGTCAACGCAGAGCTGTATGAGTTTCGCAGACGCCAGCAGATGCTGGGGTATGCCTCGCTGGCAGAAGTTCCGGCGGAACAGCTGGACGGCAAAAGTGAGCGCATTCAGCACTATTTCAACGCGGTTTACTGCTGGGCACGCGCCATGCTCAACGAACGATACCAGGACTATGACGCCACGGCGTCCGGTGTGAAGCGGGGCGAGGAACTGGCGGAAGCAAGCGGTGATTTGTGGCGTGACGCCCGCTGGGCCATCAGCCGGGTGCAGGATGCGCCGCACTGCACAGTGGAGCTTATCTGATGAAAGTGCGTGCGCATCAGTATGACACGGTGGACGCGCTTTGCTGGCGTCATTACGGGCGCACGCAGGGGGTCACGGAGCAGGTACTGAAGGCAAATCCGGGGCTTGCCGAATACGGCCCCTTTTTACCTCACGGGCTGCAGGTGGAGCTGCCGGACATTCCGACCACCACCACCGTGCAGACCGTCCAGCTATGGGACTGAATTATGACGCTTGAGCGAATCAGCGCCTTTATCACGTACTGCATCGCCGTCGTGCTGGCCTGGCTGGGCGATTTGTCCATCAAGGATGCCTCAACGCTGGGTGGCCTGATGATTGGTGTACTGATGCTGGCTATCAACTGGTACTACAAACACAAAGCCTACCAGCTTCTGCGCGACGGGCAGATCTCGCGGGAGGACTATGAATCCATCAATCGTTAAACGCTGCCTTGTCGGGGCCGTGCTGGCTATTGCTGCCACGCTGCCGGGTTTTCAGCAGCTTCACACCTCCGTGGAGGGGCTGAAACTGATTGCTGATTACGAAGGCTGTCGTCTGCAGCCGTATCAGTGCAGCGCGGGTGTCTGGACCGACGGCATTGGTAATACGTCGGGCGTCATTCCCGGCAAAACCATTACGGAGCGACAGGCAGCAGAAGGGCTGATCTCCAACGTGCTGCGTGTGGAGCGGGCGCTGGAAAGGTGTGTGAAGCAACAGCCGCCGCAGAAGGTGTATGACGCTGCGGTGTCGTTTGCCTTCAACGTGGGAACGGGCAATGCCTGCAGTTCCACACTGGTGAAATTACTCAATCAGCGGCGCTGGGCGGATGCGTGCCGACAGTTGCCGCGCTGGGTTTATGTGAAAGGTGTTTTTAATCAGGGGCTGGATAACCGCCGTGCGCGGGAGATGGCCTGGTGTTTACAGGGAGCAAACTGAAATGAAAAAGAAATTAATCAGCGGACTGTTTCTGATGTTATGGATGGCGCTGTTAATCGCAGCAATGGTGTATCCGCAGGGGATTTTTCCGGTACTGGCAGCATCCGGCGTTTGGGTAGCCTGTCTGCTGACATGGGCGGTAATTCCGGTAGCACTGGCTGCGTTAATTAAGAATGGCCCGCTCTGGCAGGAGTTGAGGGCATCTTTGCTGAAGACAATTACCCGAAAAGAAAACGTATTTATCAGTTGGGTGATGCGATTGCTGATTGTTGTAAGTCTCGCCTGGACGGGGTGGGCTATTACCCTGGTCTTTTATCTACTGACCGTTATTGCCTTCTGGATCACCCGTAATCAGATGGCGCAACAGGTAGCAGCATGAACCGGTTGCTGCTGGTTGTGCTGACGTTATTACTGGCGGCGCTGGGCTGGCAGACGTGGCGGCTGGCTGATGCCAGCCAGACCATCAGCACGCAGGCAGACGAGCTGCAGAGCAAAAGCCAGGCACTGGCAAAGAGCAACAGCCAGCTTATCAGCCTGTCCATTCTGACTGAAACCAATAACCGGGAGCAGGCGCGGCTCTATGCCGAAGCAGAACAGACCAGCGCGCTGCTGAGACAACGACAACACCGGATCGAGGAACTGAAACGTGAGAACGAGGATTTACGTCGCTGGGCTGATACTCCTTTGCCTGCTGACATTATCCGGCTGCGGGAACGTCCGGCACTCACCGGAGGTACGGCTTACCGTCAGTGGTTGTCCGCGAGTGACGCCGTGTCGGCTGGATCAGGCAACGCCGCGCACTAATGGTGATCTGAACGCGTTGCTGGATGAAACGGAGGCTGCCTGGGCGGTCTGTGCAGACAAAGTGGACATGATTATTGCGTGTCAGGAGCGAAACAGTGAACAAACCACAATCCCTGCGCCACGCCCTCAATAAAGCGGTGCCTTATGTCCGCAATAACCCGGACAAACTGCATCTGTTTGTGGATAACGGTTCGCTGGTTGCCACGGGGGCCAGCTCCATGTCGTGGGAGTACCGTTACACCCTGAACGCGGTGATTGAGGATTTCAGCGGCGACCAGAATCTGCTGATGGCCCCGGTTTTGCTGTGGCTGAGGGATAACCAGCCCGATGCCATCAATAACCCGGCGTTACGGGAAAAACTATTTACCTTTGAGGTGGATATTCTGCGCAACGATGTCTGTGATATCAGCCTGAACCTGCAACTGACGGAGAGTGTGCTGGTCAGCACTGACGGCAGCGTGTCGAGCGTTGAAGCTGTAGCGGAACCTGATGAACCTGAAGAAATGTGGACGGTGAAACGTGGCTGAACTGCAAAAAGTGGACGACTGGTTGAGTGCCTTGCTGGCGAATCTGGAGCCAGCCGCCAGAAGCCGCATGATGCGCCAGCTGGCGCAGGAACTGCGCCGGACACAGCAGCAGAACATCAGGATGCAGCGCAACCCTGACGGCAGCAGCTATGAACCGCGACGGGTAACAGCACGCAGTAAAAAAGGCCGCATCAAACGGCAGATGTTTACAAAACTTCGCACCACAAAATACCTGAAAACTGCCGCCAGCGCCGACTCTGCCAGCGTGCAGTTTGAAGGTAAGGTGCAGCGCATTGCCCGTGTTCACCATTACGGCTTGCGCGATCGCGTCAGTCGCAAAGGACCTGAGGTCCGTTACGCAGAGCGTCGCCTTCTGGGTGTAAATGATGATGTTGAGGCAATGACCCGCGACATGATTCTGCAATGGCTGGCGGGGTGATCTTTGTATCAGCACTGATACAAGTTGCAGCACTGTCGCCTTTCTTCCCCTGATGGCAACCTTTCCCTATGAACGCACAATTAACCGAAATCATGCGCCTTATCACCAACCTGATCCGCACAGGTGTAGTCACCGAAGTGGACAGGGCAAACTGGCTGTGTCGGGTGAAAACTGGCGACCTCGAAACCAACTGGATTAACTGGCTGACATTGCGCGCGGGCAAATCGCGCACCTGGTGGAAACCGTCTGTGGGTGAGCAGGTTGTGCTGTTCAGCCTTGGCGGCAATCTGGAAACCGCGTTTGCCCTGCCTGCGGTCTACTCAAACCAGTTTCCGCCACCTTCATGCTCTGAGGACGGCAACGTGACGGAATACCCGGACGGCGGCTGGTTTGAATACGAACCCGCCACCGGGCGCTGGTATGTCAGGGGCATCAAATCAATGGTCATTGAGGCCGCTGACAATATCACCCTGAAAACCAGTGAGTTTGTGCTGGAGGCTGACCGCACGCGTATTAACAGCGAAGTGGTGATCAATGGTGGCGTTACCCAGGGCGGCGGAGCGATGAGCTCTAACGGGATTGTGGTTGATGCGCATCAGCATACTGGCGTCCTGAAAGGCGGCGATACAACCGGAGGCCCGGTATGACGCTTTATAGCGGGATGAACAATGCCAGCGGCAAAGTCATTACTGATATTGATCATCTGCGCCAGTCGGTGCGGGACATTCTGCTGACACCGCAGGGTAGCCGCATTGCCCGTCGGGAATATGGTTCCCTGCTGTCGGCACTGATAGACCAGCCACAAAATCCGGCATTACGCCTGCAGGTCATGTCGGCAGTGTATGTGGCGCTGAGTCGCTGGGAGCCACGGCTGACGCTTGATTCCATCACCATCAACAGCAACTTTGACGGTTCTATGGTGGTGGAGCTGACCGGGCGGCGTAATAACGGTGTGCCTGTTTCCCTTTCCGTATCAACAGGAGCAGAGAATGGCAGTGATTGACCTTTCGCAGTTACCTGCGCCGCAGATTGTGGATGTGACGGACTTTGAGACGCTGCTTGCCGAACGCAAGGCAGAATTTGTGGCGCTTCATCCGAAAGATGAGCAGGAAGCAGTGATGCGTACGCTGGAACTGGAATCTGAACCCGTTACCAAATTGTTGCAGGAGAACGCTTACCGTGAGTTGCTTCTGCGCCAGCGCATTAACGAAGCCGCGCAGGCGGTGATGGTGGCTTATGCCATAGGGAGCGATCTGGACCAGCTCGCTGCCAATTACAACGTGAAACGCCTGACGGTGACGCCTGCTGATAATGACGCTGTACCGCCCGTTGCGGCTGTGATGGAAAGTGATGAAGCGTTACGCCTGCGTGTGCCAGCAGCCTTTGAAGGGCTTTCAGTTGCGGGGCCAACTGCAGCTTATGAATTTCATGCCCGAAGCGCCGACGGTCGGGTGGCGGATGCCAGTGCAACCAGCCCGGCACCTGCAGAGGTGGTGCTGACTGTTCTGAGCCGCGAAGGCGACGGAACAGCAGAAAAAGACCTGCTGGATGTGGTGGAGAAAGCCCTGAACAGTGAGAACGTCCGCCCGGTGGCTGACCGTCTTACGGTTCGCAGTGCAGAAATCATCCCGTACCGCGTGGAAGCCACCATTTTTCTCTATCCGGGGCCAGAAGCAGAGCCGGTAATGGCAGCGGCAAAAGCCAGCCTGCAGAAGTACATCGCCAGTCAGACGCGTCTTGGTCGGGATATTCGCCGTAGCGCCATCTTTGCCGCCCTGCATGTTGAGGGTGTGCAGCGTGTGGAGCTGGCTTCTCCTCTGGCAGATGTGGTCCTGAACAAAACACAGGCGGCATCATGTACGCAGTGGAGCGTAACCAACGGAGGAACGGATGAATAGTCTGCTGCCACCGGGTTCAACACCACTGGAGCGCCGACTGGCGCAAACCTGCAGCGGGATTTCTGATCTGCAGGTGCCGCTTCGTGACTTGTGGAATCCGGCAACCTGTCCGGTCAGTTTCCTGCCTTATCTCGCCTGGGCGTTCTCTGTGGATCGCTGGGACGAGGGCTGGACAGAAAGCGTCAAGCGCCAGGTGGTGAAGGATGCTTTTTATATTCATCAGCATAAAGGGACCACCAGTGCCGTGCGGCGGGTGGTGGAGCCGTTCGGATTCCTGATCCGCATTATTGAGTGGTGGCAGACCGGAGAAACACCGGGCACGTTTCGCCTGGATATCGGCGTGCAGGACCAGGGCATCACTGAAGATACCTATCTGGAACTTGAGCGACTGATAAGCGATGCCAAACCATGTAGCCGCCACATGATCGGCATGTCCATCAATCTGCAGACCAGCGGCCCGCATTGGGTGGGAGCCGCCAGCTATCTTGGCGAAGAAATCACGATCTATCCGTATATCAACGAAACGATTATTTCCGGTGGCACCGCGCATGAAGGCGGGGCGGTCCATGTTATTGACACAATGAGAGTGAATCCATGAGCACAAAATTTTATACCCTGCTGACGGATATTGGCGCGGCGAAACTTGCCAGCGCCGCCGCGCTCGGTGTGCCGCTAAAAATTACCCATATGGCGGTGGGCGATGGCGGTGGAGTATTGCCAACGCCAGACGCAAAGCAGACGGCACTGGTAAATGAGAAACGCCGGGCTGCGCTGAATATGCTTTATATCGACCCGCAGAACAGCAGCCAGATTATTGCCGAACAGGTGATCCCTGAAAACGAGGGCGGTTGGTGGATACGTGAAGTGGGCTTGTTTGATGAGTCCGGGGCATTGATTGCCGTGGGCAACTGCCCGGAAAGCTATAAGCCGCAACTGGCTGAAGGTAGCGGGCGCACTCAGACCGTGCGCATGGTGCTGATTACCAGCAGCACGGACAATATCACCCTGAAAATCGACCCTGCTGTAGTGCTGGCAACCCGCAAGTATGTGGATGACAAGGCACTGGAGCTGAAGGTTTACGCGGATGATCAGATGGCAAAACATCTTGCCGCACCGGACCCGCATTCACAGTACGCGCCAAAAGCCAGCCCGACATTTACCGGAACCCCCAAAGCGCCAACGCCAGCGGCGGGGAATAATACCACGCAGGTTGCGACCACTGCGTTTGTACAGGCGGCACTGACGGCCCTTATTAATGGTGCGCCAGCCACGCTGGACACGCTGAAAGAAATAGCCGCAGCCATTAACAATGATCCGAATTTCAGTACCACCATTAACAATGCGCTGGCACTAAAAGCACCGTTGTCGAGTCCGGCACTCACCGGAACGCCAACAGCCCCCACGGCGGCGCAGTCGGTCAACAATACACAGATTGCCACTACGGCTTTTGTGAAATCGGCGATTGCAGGAATGGTGGGTTCTGCACCTGCTGCACTGGATACACTGAACGAACTGGCGGCGGCACTGGGGAATGATCCGAACTTTGCCACGACAATGCTTAATGCGCTGGCAGGTAAACAACCGCTGGACAATACGCTTACCAATTTGAGTGGAAAGGATGTAGCTGGTCTTCTCACATACCTTGGTTTGGGAGAAGGCTCTGCATTACCTGTCGGTGTGCCTGTTCCGTGGCCTTCCGCCACTCCGCCGACAGGCTGGCTGAAATGCAATGGTGCGGCTTTTTCTGCTGAAGAATACCCGGAACTGGCAAAGGCTTACCCGACAAATAAATTGCCTGATTTACGCGGTGAATTTATTCGTGGCTGGGATGATGGGCGTAGTGCGGATGCGGGGAGAACAATATTATCCGCTCAGGGCGATGCCATACGTAATATCTATGGTGAGTTCAAGACTGTAAACACCGAAAATTATTCAATATGGGAATCAGTAGGCTCGTTTAAGGGGGCAGTGGTGCCTTTGAACCCCTCAACGAACAATAGTTATTTCTCCTTAGTCAGAAGTATGGTGACAGAAAGGTCCGAGGGCAGTGTTTACCCAAAAGTGATTGGCCTTGATGCTTCAAGAATTGTTCCAACTGCAAACGAAAATCGACCCCGTAACATTGCCTTTAATTATATCGTGAGGGCTGCCTGATGGATAAAGCTATATTAAATAAGGAACTCATCGCCACAAAGGCGGGAGATATTACTGTTTATAATTATGATGGTGAAACACGAGAATATATTTCCACATCAACCGAATATCTTGCTGTGGGTGTCGGTATCCCGGCATGTTCCTGTTTAGATGCTCCTGGCTCATATAAAGCTGGTTATGCAATTTGCCGTTCTGCAGATTTTAACTCATGGGAATATGTGCCAGACCATCGCGGTGAAATCGTCTATAGCACCGAAACAGGAGAATCAAAAGAAATCACAGCTCCGGGTGATTACCCTGAAAAGACAACCACTATCGCCCCGTTAACGCCATACGATAAATGGGATGGTGAGAAATGGGTGACGGATACCGAGGCACAGCATAGAGCAGCAGTAGACATGGCAGAAACACAGCGGCAGTCGCTGATTGATGCTGCAATGGTTTCCATTAGTCTGATTCAACTGAAATTGCAGGCCGGGCGGAAGCTGACGCAGGCAGAAAACACCCGACTTAACGCCGTGCTGGATTACACTGACGCGGTGATGGCAACAGATACCAGCACCGCGCCAGATGTCATCTGGCCAGTTCCTCCTGAGACGGTTTAATCTCAATCAGAATGGGTTCTCCCTTCTCGTTAACAGATATTTCCATTCCTTCAGGGATTTCAGATGCAGTAAAAAACCAGTTATCTTCTGGTAATTCAACAGCCCCGGTCACGTCATGAAGACCGGGGATTACTTCAGTCAAAGTAACAGGATTAAACAGGCGCACAATAAACCCTCCAGGAAAAAGCACTTGTTGATGGTGTTCCGTCGTACATCTGGCAGCGGACATAAAAACCGGTATTAGTGACCTGGTCATCCACGATCATTGAAACGTGAACATTATTAGATGTGCCCCCATAATCCGTTCCTATTCTTTCCGCTATGCTGATAAAACGTGAAAGCTTAGGTAGCGCAATTGGATAAACGACTTTAGCCAGTCCATTATCATTAGAACCCCCCGTTCCAAAGACTTCTATTGCACCATCTGACCAGCGTATCCACGCACCATTGGCATTAGCTCCTCGCTGAATGACATATCTGGCTTCTCCCAAACCAACGTTTAAGAAAATGCAGAGGTAACAGCTAACTGGCATCATCTCCGGTTTTTATTCAGGGGGATGATCATGCTTATTGGCTATGTACGCGTGTCAACAAATGACCAGAACACCGATTTGCAACGTAATGCACTGAACTGCGCGGGATGTGAGCAGATTTTTGAGGACAAAATCAGTGGCACTAAGTCCGACAGACCGGGGCTGAAAAAACTACTCAGGACACTATCGGCAGGAGACACGCTGGTTGTCTGGAAGCTGGACAGGTTGGGGCGCAGTATGCGGCATCTTGTTACGCTGATAGAAGAGTTGCGCCAGCGTGGTGTGAATTTCAGAAGCCTGACTGACAGTATTGATACCAGTACCCCAATGGGCCGTTTCTTTTTTCATGTCATGGGTGCCCTGGCTGAAATGGAACGCGAACTGATAGTTGAACGTACCAGGGCAGGGCTGGCTGCAGCTCGTGCCAAAGGCAGAGTAGGTGGACGCCGTCCTAAGTTGACCACCGAACAGTGGGCACAGATTGGGCGTTTACTCGAGGCCGGAGAATCAAGACAGCGTATTGCACTGATTTTTGATGTAGGCGTTTCTACCATTTATAGAAAATTTCCGGCAAATAAGATCAATGAATCCCCCTGAATCAGCATTATGTTGATTATCCCTGCAAGCAGACAAATACCGTTATTTTGTGTGAATAACGACACAACTGCGCTTAGCTGTTTGTCAGGCACAATCACTTCAACATAGGGCGAAGCCTAATCCAATCAGGAGGTTCGCCACTATGGCTCAGGATTACCACCACGGGGTGCGCGTTGTTGAAGTCAACGAAGGCACCCGATCTATTACCACGGTGAGCACCGCCATCGTGGGTATGGTCTGCACGGGCGATGATGCCGATGCAAAAATGTTTCCTCTTAATAAACCCGTGCTGATCACTGATGTGCTGACTGCCAGCGGTAAAGCGGGTGAGTCAGGTACTCTGGCCCGTTCGCTGGATGCCATCGCTGACCAGGCAAAACCCGTGACCATTGTTGTGCGTGTGCCGCAGGGTGAAACGGAAGACGAAACCACGACCAATATCATCGGCGCAGTGACTGCTGAAGGTAAAAAAACAGGTATGAAAGCCCTGTTATCTGCCCAGTCACAGCTCGGCGTTAAACCGCGCATTCTCGGCGTGCCAGGCCACGACACCAAGGCGGTAGCTACTGAGTTGCTGAGCGTGGCGCAAAGCCTGCGTGGATTTGCTTACCTGTCAGCGTATGGCTGCAAGACAGTGCAGGAGGCGATCACTTACCGTGAAAACTTCAGCCAGCGCGAAGGGATGCTGATCTGGCCTGACTTTACTGGCTGGGACACGGTGCTGAATGCCGAAGCAACGGCATATGCCACCGCCCGTGCGCTTGGTCTGCGCGCCAAAATTGACGAGCAGACCGGATGGCACAAAAGCCTGTCCAACGTGGGCGTGAACGGTGTCACCGGAATTTCTGCAGATGTGTTCTGGGATCTGCAGGACCCGGCAACCGATGCAGGTCTGCTGAACCAGAACGACGTTACCACGCTTGTGCGTAAAGACGGTTTCCGCTTCTGGGGTTCCCGCTGCCTGAGTGATGACCCGCTCTTTGCCTTCGAAAACTACACCCGCACGGCGCAGGTGCTGATGGACACGATGGCAGAAGCACACATGTGGGCGGTGGATAAACCGCTTAACCCGTCGCTGGCCCGCGACATTATCGAAGGTATCCGCGCCAAAATGCGCAGCCTGGTCAGTCAGGGCTATCTCATTGGTGGTGATTGCTGGCTGGATGAGTCGGTGAACGACAAAGACACGCTGAAAGCCGGAAAACTCACCATCGACTACGACTACACGCCAGTGCCGCCACTTGAAAACCTGATGCTGCGTCAGCGCATCACCGATCAGTACCTGGTGAATTTCGCCAGCCAGGTCAGCGCGTAAGGGGACAACATGGCATTACCACGCAAATTAAAACACCTGAACCTGTTTAACGACGGGAACAACTGGCAGGGGATCGTTGAGTCGCTGACGCTGCCGAAATTTACCCGCAAATATGAGAAGTATCGCGGCGGCGGAATGCCGGGTGCGGTGGATGTGGATCTGGGGCTTGATGACAGTGCGCTGGACACAGAATTTTCCATTGGTGGTACTGAATTGCTGCTGTTTAAACAGATGGGTAAAGCCACGGTGGATGGCATCCAGCTGCGCTTTACCGGCTCTATTCAGCGTGACGATACCGGGGAAGTGCAGGCCGTGGAGCTTGTCGTGCGTGGACGTCACAAAGAAGTGGATTCCGGCGAGTGGAAGACGGGCGAAAGCAACACCACCAAAGTGACCAGTACCAACAGCTACGCGAAGCTGACCATCAATGGTGAGGTGCTCTATGAAGTGGACCTTATCAACATGGTGGAAATTGTGGACGGTGTGGACCTGATGGAAGCGCACCGCAACGCCCTCGGCCTCTGATATATCTGAACGGCGCGGGATACCGCGCCAGAACCCAATTGACAGGACAGCAAAATGAGCGATAAGCAGACTGAAAAGACCATTCAACTGGATACCCCCATCAAGCGCGGTAAAACAGAAATCACCGAAATTGTGCTGCGTAAACCGCAGTCCGGTGCGCTGCGCGGTACACGCCTGCAGGCCATTATGGATATGGATGTAAACGCGATGATGACCGTGATCCCCCGCATCTCCAGTCCGGCACTGACTGCACAGGAAATTGCAGAGATGGACCCGGCAGATCTCACTGCCATGTCGGTTGAGGTTGTCACTTTTTTGTTGAAGAAGTCGGTGCTTGCCGGTTTACCGACAGCCTGACGGTTGACGATCTGGTGGCAGATATCGCCACCATTTTTCACTGGCCGCCATCCGTTACTGACGTTATGCCGCTGACCGAAGTGCTGGAATGGCGGTATAAAGCGATTCAGAGAAGCGGGGCCAACGATGAGTGATAACAACCTGCGTCTGCAGGTCATTCTTAATGCGGTTGACAAGCTCACCCGCCCATTTCGATCTGCGCAGGCCAGTTCAAGAGAACTGGCTGCTGCTGTCAAAAAATCCCGCGATGCAATAAAGCAGCTTGATCAGGCCGGGAGCAGTCTGGACAGCTTCCGAAAGCTGCAGGCAGAAAATCAGAAATTAGGCGACAGGCTGAACTATGCCCGCCAGCGTGCAAATTTGCTCAGTCAGGAACTGGGAGCGATGGGGCCGCCTTCGCAACGTCAGGTTGTTGCTCTGGGCCGTCAACGGCTGGCTGTTCAGCGCCTGGAAGAACGCCAGAAAAAGCTGCAGCAGCAGACGGCGCTTGTGCGTGCTGAACTGTACCGGGCGGGAATTTCTGCGAAAGACGATGCGGGAGCAACTGCCCGTTTAGCCCGTGAAACATCACGTTATAACCAGGAACTTTCGAAACAGGAGGCGCGGCTGAAGCGACTGGGGGAAGCTCAGCGCAGGATGAATGCAGCGCGTGCCAGTTATGCCCGTTCGCTGGAGGTGCGTGATCGTATTGCAGGTGCCGGAGCCACCACCACGGCTGCAGGGCTGGCAATGGGTGCGCCAGTGATGGCGGCAGTAAAAAGCTATACCAGCATGGAAGATGCCATGAAAGGTGTGGCAAAGCAGGTCAATGGTCTGCGTGACGATAATGGCAACCGCACTGCACGTTTTTATGAAATGCAGGATGCCATCAAGGCTGCCAGCGAACAGTTGCCGATGGAAAACGGTGCGGTGGACTTCGCTGCACTGGTTGAAGGTGGTGCGCGCATGAACGTCGCAAACCCTGACGACAGCTGGGAAGATCAGAAACGTGACCTGCTGGCCTTCGCCAGTACGGCAGCAAAGGCGGCAACAGCCTTTGAGCTGCCAGCGGATGAACTGTCAGAAAGTCTGGGGAAAATCGCCCAGCTCTACAAAATCCCCACCCGCAATATTGAACAGCTCGGTGATGCGCTGAACTATCTGGATGATAACGCCATGTCGAAAGGGGCAGACATCATTGATGTGATGCAACGTCTGGGCGGTGTGGCTGACCGTCTGGATTATCGTAAAGCGGCGGCGCTGGGTTCCACCTTCCTGACACTGGGCGCTGCGCCAGAGGTTGCAGCCAGTGCAGCAAACGCGATGGTGCGTGAATTGTCCATTGCCACCATGCAAAGCAAGAGTTTCTTTGAAGGGATGAATCTGCTGAAACTCAATCCTGAAGTGATTGAAAAGCAGATGACGAAGGATGCGATGGGAACCATCCAGCGCGTGCTGGAGAAGGTAAACGCGCTGCCGCAGGACAAGCGCCTGTCTGCCATGACTATGTTGTTTGGTAAAGAGTTTGGCGATGACGCGGCGAAACTGGCAAACAACCTGCCGGAACTGCAGCGTCAGTTAAAACTGACAGCGGGCAATGATGCGCTTGGCTCCATGCAGAAAGAATCCGACATTAACAAGGATTCACTTTCTGCGCAGTGGTTGCTGGTCAAAACCGGAGCGCAGAACACCTTCAGCAGCCTGGGCGAAACGCTGCGCCAGCCGCTGATGGATATTCTGTACACGGTGAAAAGCGTCACGGGGGCGTTGCGTCGCTGGGTGGAAGCTAACCCGGAACTGACAGGCACACTGATGAAAGCATCGGCTGTTGTGGCTGCGGTTACCGTCGGCCTCGGCACCTTAGCGGTGGCGCTGGCTGCAGTGCTGGGGCCGCTGGCAGTGATCCGTCTGGGATTCTCTGTGTTGGGTATCAAAACGTTATCTTCCGTTACGGCAGCAGTAACTCGAACCAGCAGCGCGTTGTCCTGGTTGGCTGGCGCACCACTGGCACTGCTGCGACGCGGGCTTGCTTCATCGGGCAACGCCGCAGGTTTACTTACTGCGCCGTTGTCGTCTTTGCGCCGCACGGCATCACTGACGGGAAATGTCCTGAAAACTGTAGCAGGTGCGCCGGTTGCACTTTTGCGGTCTGGATTATCCGGTTTACGTGCGGTTGCTGTGATGTTTATGAATCCACTGGCAGCACTACGCGGCGGGCTGGCTGCCGCAGGCACGGTGCTGCGAGTACTGGCATCTGGTCCACTGGCGATGTTGCGCGTTGCCCTGTATACCGTATCTGGTCTGTTAGGTGCTCTGCTCAGTCCGATAGGTCTTGTGGTTACTGCACTGGCGGGTGTGGCACTGGTTGTCTGGAAATACTGGCAACCCATCACCGCATTTCTCGGTGGCGTGGTGGAAGGATTCAAAGCGGCGGCAGGTCCCATCAGTGCAGCGTTCGAACCGCTTAAGCCTGTGTTCCAGTGGATTGGTGACAAAGTGCAGGCGCTGTGGGGCTGGTTTACTGATCTGCTGACGCCCGTTAAGTCGACTTCTGCCGAACTGCAGAGCGCAGCGGCAATGGGGCGACGATTCGGGGAGGCACTGGCGGAAGGGCTGAATATGGTTATGCATCCGCTGGACTCCCTGAAATCTGGCGTTTCCTGGTTGCTGGATAAACTCGGCATTGTCAGTAAAGAGGCTGCAAAGGCGAAACTGCCGGAAAGCGTGACGCGTCAGCAACCTGCGACGGTGAATGCAGACGGTAAAGTGATGATGCCATCGGGTGGTTTTCCGTCATGGGGATATGGCTTTGCGGGGATGTATGACAGCGGCGGCTATATCCCGCGCGGGCAGTTTGGCATCGTCGGTGAAAACGGGCCGGAAATTGTTAACGGCCCGGCAAATGTGACCAGCCGGAGAAATACAGCTGCACTGGCTGCCGTTGTTGCCGGAATGATGGGCGTTGCTGCCGCGCCTGCAGAGCTTCCACCGTTGCACCCTTTGGCACTTCCCGCGAAAGGCGGCGAAGCGATGGTGAGTCGTGCAGCCACTGTGCCGCCCGTTCAACGGATTGAGGCACCGATGCAGATCATCATTCAGACGCAGCCAGGACAAAGTGCGCAGGATATTGCGCGGGAGGTGGCCCGCCAGCTTGATGAACGTGAACGCAGGCTGAAGGCAAAAGCCAGGAGTAACTACAGCGATCAGGGGGGATACGACGCATGATGATGGTGCTGGGATTGTACGTGTTTATGCTGCGCACCGTGCCGTATCAGGAGCTGCAGTATCAACGCAGCTGGCGACATGCGGCAAACAGCCGGGTAAACCGACGTCCGTCCACGCAGTTTCTGGGACCGGACAACGACATGCTGACGCTTTCCGGTGTTCTTATGCCGGAGATAACAGGTGGCAGGCTGTCGTTGCTGGCACTGGAGCAGATGGCAGAACAGGGGAAAGCATGGCCCCTGATTGAAGGCAGCGGCACGATTTATGGCATGTATGTGATTGAGGGACTGAATCAGACTAAAACGGAGTTTTTCCGCGACGGTATGCCGCGCCGGATTGAGTTCACCCTGTCGCTCAAACGGGTGGATGAATCCCTGTCCGATATGTTCGGTGATCTCAGTGCGCAACTGAATAATCTGCAGGAAACGGCAACGTCTACCTTAAGCGATATCAGTAAAACGGTGGGAGGGCTGCTGTCGTGAATTTCAGCTCTGAACTGCTTAACAAAAGCAACAAAACTCCGGCATTCAGCATCAGTATTGAGGGCAGGGATATCACCACTGTGCTGGATAACCGCCTGATGAGTCTGACTCTGACGGACAATCGGGGCTTTGAAGCAGACCAGCTTGATCTGGAGCTGGACGATGCCGACGGGAAAATCGTGCTGCCGCGCCGTGGTGCGGTCATTACGCTGGCGCTGGGCTGGAAGGGGCAGCCGCTTTTCCCGAAAGGGGCATTCACGGTGGACGAGATTGAACACACTGGCGCACCGGACCGCCTGACTATCCGGGCGCGAAGTGCTGATTTTCGGGAAACGCTGAATACCCGCCGTGAAAAATCGTGGCACAAGACCACCATTGGGGAAGTGGTGAAGGAGATAGCCGCGCGGCACAAGCTGAAGATGGTACTGGGTAAAGACCTGTCGGATAAGCTCGTGGAGCATATAGACCAGACTAATGAGAGTGACGGTAGTTTTCTGATGCGGCTGGCGCGCCAGTACGGTGCTATTGCGTCGGTGAAAAATGGCAATCTGTTATTCATCCGGCAGGGACAGGGCAAAAGTGCCAGCGGTAAACCACTGCCGGTGATCACTATCACACGTAAGGACGGCGACAGTCACCGCTTTACCCTGGCAGATCGCGGAGCCTATACGGGCATAATTGCCAGCTGGTTGCATACCCGCGAACCCGCGAAGAAAGAAAGCACCACGGTGAAGCGTAAGCGCAGGACTAAGAAGCAGAAGAAAGAGCTGGAAGCGAAGCAGGGCGATTACCTGGTGGGTACGGATGAAAACGTGCTGGTACTTAATCGCACTTATGCCAACCGGAGCAACGCTGAACGGGCAGCGAAAATGCAGTGGGAACGCCTGCAACGCGGCGTTGCGTCATTCTCGCTACAACTGGCGGAAGGGCGGGCAGATCTCTACACGGAAATGCCAGTGAAAGTCAGTGGCTTTAAACAGCCGATAGATGATGCGGAATGGACCATTACGACTCTGACACATACCGTCAGCCCGGATAATGGTTTTACGACCAGTCTTGAGCTTGAAGTGAAGGTTGATGATCTCGAAATGGAATGATTCTTCACAATGGAGAACTTTTAAGTTTGAAAAATGGAATAATGCGATATCATTATTGTGAATTTAGCAAAAATGGGGAGAACTCGAAAAATGATGATTTGCCCACTGTGTGGAAGTGCCGCCCATACTCGCAGCAGTTTTCAGGTATCTTCATTGACCAAAGAGCGTTACAACCAGTGCCAGAACATTAACTGCAGCCATACTTTTGTTACCCATGAAACTTTTGTTCGTTCGATTGCAACGCCAAAAGAGTCAAATCCGGTTCAGCCGCATCCTCATAAATTTAAACAGGTGGGTTTGCCGATTTAAATGGCGACATAACTACATGATTTAAAACTATACTTTTCTATAAGTTGAGGTTAAATTAACAATGCCTGACGTTAGCGGGGATTTATCCCCACTCCGTAGATATGTAGTTTGTCGCTTTGCGACTGCGGACCGATTACCTGATTGCCATGTAATCGGACGCCGACTTGTTAAGCTTTCTGGGCTAACTGGTTGTTATTTTTTATTTAGTTAGGGCCATGCGCTTGCGCTAAGAGACGTCAGGTATCTATGGAGGAACAAGTTATGGATACAAACGAACTTGGCTTAGTTAAGGCGCGTGTTGAACTGATCACCGCTATGCTCAAATGCGCAACCGCGTTTGTTGGCTTAGTTGGTGCGGTTTACGCCGTTCTTAACATGGCCTTCAACTACAACAATTTAACTCATGACAATAGAAGTTCAAAGGTGGGAAGATAAATTTGAGATTAAGCCCGGGGTTTGGGTTTATGTCCCAAGCGTTGAGGCACGTAAAGTCGGAGGGAAGATACTTCAGGATGTCAGAAACAAGTGGATTCCGCCACTCTATTTTTACCATCTAAGAACTGGTGGGCATCTTAAAGCTGCCAGATTACACTTAAAAAGTGATTTTTTTGCCGTTGTTGATATTAAACAATTTTTTCAGTCAACGAGCCGTAGTCGTATCACCCGTGATCTAAAGAGCTACTTCACCTATTCTCAAGCGCGGGAAATCTCAACATTTTCAACTGTAAGAAACTTGTCCCATAGTCCACATAAGCATGTCCTCCCTTTTGGTTTTGTTCAATCTCCAATACTTGCAACCCTCTGCTTAGATAAAAGTTATTTTGGTAGCTTACTACGCCGATTGAACAAACATCATGATCTCAAGCTAAGTGTGTTTATGGATGATGTGATCATCTCGTCAAACGATTTGGCCCAATTACAAGCGGCTTACGACGAAGCACTAGTGGCAATGCGTAAATCTGGTTATCAAGCCAACATGAGTAAAACTCAGGCACCATCGTCAAAGATTAGCGTGTTTAATTTAACTTTGAGTAAGGGAGTTATGAAAGTCACATCTCAGAAAATGAGTGACTTCCTGATTGATTTCTATTCAAGCAATTATGAGCCGCACAGAATAGGGGTCAAAAACTACGTCGAAGCTGTTAATCCAGGGCAAGCGAAACTCTTTAAGTTGTAATTGCGATCGCATGTAGTAGCAACTGGGCTTGACTGAATGTCTGCCGCCATTTTGCCGCCACTACTAAAGAAAAAAGGGCTACGCTTTCACGTAACCCCTTGATTTATTTGGTGGAGCTGGCGGGAGTTGAACCCGCGTCCGAAATTCCTACATCCTCGGTACTACATGCTTAGTCAGTCTTTACATTCGCTTGCCAGCTGCGGACGGACACGCCACTAACAAACTAGCCTGATTAAGTTTTAACGCTTCAACCCCAGGCAGGGCTTCCACGCGATCTCTTTTGGGTTTGACCTCTCTTGATCCCCGTCCTAAGAGCGGAGGCTAGGGAGAGAGGGCTCTAAGCAGGTTATTAAGCTGCTAAAGCGTAGTTTTCGTCGTTTGCGACTATTTTTTGCGGCTTTTTACGAGGCCAACCGCCCCTCGGCATGCACCTTGGGTTTCGCAAATCCCGTCGAATCCAGAATCAGCCCCAATGTGTAAAGGTAAGTATACCAGATTTATGAGCGCCAT